AGAGGTAGCTGAAAAGGAACTGATTGAGGCACGACATTCCAAGATGCAGGGTGAGACTGCTGTCGAATACGCTCAATCAATCGTTGCGTACAACGATAAACGCATCTTTAGACTCACCGACCTGATTGCTGAGTTGAAGGGTGAATACTATGACAGATGAGGATGAAGCATTTAACGAGATTGAGAAGCAAAGTATGTGGCGCAAACGTGCCGTACAAGCTGCCATATCCAAAAACCCATATCGCAACCAAGTCATTGAAGAAGTAGCCAAAGAAGTTGAGAAGCTAACTGGCTTTGGTAAGGATACGATTGATGGCTTGACTATTTACATCAGGAACATGAAGACATGAAAGAAAAGACAGAGCAGGGTAGAGCCATCACGTTGAGACTCACCCAATCCGAATATGCTGAGTTGGTAAGGTTGGGCGGGACTAAGTGGATGAGAATGCTTCTGCAATTGAGTGCAGGGATTCAGAAAGAGATTAAGGGGATGAAGAAATGAATAAGCCAAAGAATGTTTTTGATTGGAAAGATGGGACTCCCTCAATCTGGACAAGGGACAAGGAGATGCGCCAGATCGCACAGGGTAGGGCATGGGGTCACGCTGCACAAGCTAAAATTGGACTTGAGTCCAAGCAACAAATTACTATCTATTCAAGGGCTAAACCAAGTAAATGATTCGCAAGATACGAACCTTCTACGGGCGGCAGAATGGTCAACGTGGAAACAAGGTAACCACTGTAGATCATGGCGTAGCTTGGTTATGCGAGAAGTGTGGTGAGGTGATCTTGTATGAACACCTCACCGCTAAACACTTCTGTAGGCGGCTTATTAAGCCTGTAGACCTTGAAGGTATTGAGTCTTCCCCGCAACCTTAACGGCTGTGAGTTCTTGCTTAGTTAGCTTCTCTGGGTTATAGCTGCAATGTATCCACCCCGAATTAGGGTCACCTTGCACATAAAATTCAAGGATTAATTGACTGTACGTTAAATTATCCATTATCCATTGGGCTACTTCTGGATTGGATAAGCCCTCAATTTCAAAGTCAACTGCTTGACCTTTGCAATGGTCTGATGTCTTGCTGCCACCTACTGCTGGACTTGAATTTAATTCTGCACAACGAAAGCCAGATGAAATCTTCACAGGCTTACCAAAGTGGTCACGCACTGGCTGTAGGATGTTCTCGCATAACAAACGCAATGACTCAATCTGCTCATCATTAGGCGTGTTATCAATGTCTAGACGGGTTGCAGTCTCAGACTTGGTGAGTTCATTCAAGGTAAAGTTGGCAGATAAGTTCATTTTGTTCCTTTCAGGGTTTGGTAAACAGCGTTATAGGCATCTATGCAAGCATTCAATTGACGGGTGTTGGCATCTCCTTGGTCTGTGATGGAGACAAGAGATTTAGCAACCTCTCCGTCAAGTTCGGCGCTTGTTTGAACGCTATCTCTGGACTCAGCGGGGGTATCTGTGGCGGTATGTACGGGGCAGACGGGGGCTTTGACAGGGAGCCGCAACCGCAAAGCACCAGAGTCAATGTCAGCATTACGTTTTTGTTGAGCAAGTTTTGCATCTTGATTTGCCTTTTGAAGTTTGGTGGATTGTGTCTGAACAACAGTTATAAGGGCTTGTTCCTTTACCCTAGCTTCAGCATTTAGGGTAGCAATCTCAAGTTGTTGACGAGTAACCTCATCATCTGACCCCTTGAGATAGCCACCACCAAAAGAACCAACTACTGCCATCAGGATGCCCAACAGCACCCAAGGATTAAATAAACTCATGGCTTTGGGGGCTCATCGTTGTCAATGGCTTCAGCCTTGGCACTCGCATTGGCAATTGCCTTAACACCAGACCTACCAGCTACACCACCTAAAACACCAGTAATGAACACCATGATGGTGCTAATCTGCTGTGTGTACACCTTATCAATTGCCGCCATACTTCCATTCATGGGCTGTTGTACAAAAGAAACAGAGTACAGGAACATACCCATAGAAGCCAACAGAATGCTCACCAATACTACGATAACGAATGCCCATACTCTGACCTCAATCTCATCAGCAGTCAGGCGATTATTAGGTTTATATCCAATGGTTGCCATTACTTCTTCTCCTGTTCGGGTTTAACTAACATCTCTGGGCAAGTGCCAGAAGCGGTACAGATTGGGGGTTTGCATTCAACATTAGACCAATTTAATGGGTCTTGGCAAGGGTAGCGGTAGCGGTCATCACAGCCAACTAACAGCACCAAAAGGATAGATAAGCCCCAAATACAGTAAATGTTCATTTCTCTTTCTCTCTTTCAAGTTCTTTAATCACCTTTTGCACTTTTTCCTGCTGTTGTTTTGCTTCATGCTTGGCTTGCAAAACATCCATGTAGAGCATACCCAAAATAGGTAACAACATTACGACAAGAATACAAGCAGCAATCCATCCCACTACGTTCTCCCAATCTTGCTTACCAGACCTATTAGCATCCATAGGTATATTAGGAATAGGAAAGCTACCAACAGGTATGCTTGTTTTTCTGCTAGGAGTCGCTCCCTTTCCTTTCGTAGCCATGATTCTGCATCCCGCATCTTCCTTGCTTTTGCTTGCTCCGCAGCAATGATGTCTCTCATGCTGAACACCTCTGAATACAAAGCACCCATCTCAGGAGGAGATTGATAGACCATGCACTCTCTGATCTGAACTACCAACCTATCCATCTCCTGCTGTGCAAGAACCCTGTTTAGGGCTTCTTCCATCAGGTTCACATCTTCAGCAAAGACTACAGTTCTAGACTTCTCTTCAGCTTCCCTTGTGTGTTCCTCAAGCATAGACTGCAACTTGAAGAACTCACTTAAATTCTTTACTATTTCTGTTTTGACTTGAGTTTCGTCAACATTGACATACTCAGACTTACTAGCCTTTGCCACAGACTTTGGAGTTTGAGGTTTAGGCTTAACACCAAAGAGTTTACCGAAGTTACTCCAAAACCCAGTAACTTCCTTATATATGCCAACAACCTCATCGGCAGTACGCTTAATAGAGACAAACTGTTCTTTAGCTTGCTTATAGAGTTCGCAACCAGCTTGGATGTTTTTGACCAAGCCAGCCGCAAGAAGACAAATAGAGATTGGGTCAATTTTGTATCCTTATTGTGCTTCAAGTGCTTTTAAAGCGTCTTGAATTTCTTGAAGTCTTACACTTTCGTCAGTTGGCGAAACAGGTTGTACATCACTTTGCATCTCAGGGCGTTCTGTTTGCACCATAGGCCCTGCCCTTGCCGCCATAATTCCTAAGCCTTGAGATAGTGTTTTTAGTGCGTTTGCAACCTTTTTTGTTGTTGTTTTGGGAGTAGACAAATCAATCATTGCTTTTCTGTAATCTGGGTTAAAAATTACATCAGCAAAATCTTTTGGACTTGCAACCAATCTTTGCAACAATGGAACAATCTCCCTTAGTGCTAATCTAGTAGGCGCACCTCCACCACCCGCAGCAGTGGCAGCATACACTTCAGAACCTGACAAACCAACACCAACGCCACCAGCAGATTCTCCTGCCAATGTTCTACGCATCCAATTCATAGCTAATCTGGCTTCTGCCGCATCCTTTGAACTTGAAAATAAAGTAGAAAACTCTCCAGATTTAATATCTAATTCTGTAAGCGCTGACTGAATGTTAAAAGTTGGGTCTGTTGAAGCGCCACCTTTAACTTGTGCTGCATTCAACACATCGTTAAACTTTTCTCTACGAATAGTGTTTAATACTTCAACTACTTGAGGTTTGGGATGTGCTTGCATGACCTCAATCAAAAATTGACGCTCAGATGGCGGCATTGTTTTAAGCTCTCTTATAACTTTTTCAGGAGTAAGCTCAGTGACATCTGCAACGTCAAATCTTTTTGTCAAAGGCCTATTAGAAAATACTTCAATGCGGGAAATGTTTTCTTTAAATTTATCTCTAGCTTTTACAAGTTGGTCAGCACCAGCAACATTATTGTCAATTGCCTCATCTAAAGATTTTCTAAATCCATTCAAAACAGCTAAAGAAATATTTTTTGCCTGTCCAATAGCAACGCCATCAAAGATATTTCCTTTTCCAAAGTTTGCTTGTCCAGAGTAAGCCGCTTCTCCCCATATAGCTAGATTCTTTTGAAGTCTATCAATGTTAATTTTTAAATTTTCTGCAGGGACAGCGGGAATTATTTGTATAGAAGCTGGTTGACCAGTTGGCCCAAGAATAGTTGATGGAATATTTTGAGCTTCAGTTGCAGGAGTTACATACTCGTCAATAATACGTTGCATTGCATTTTTTGCAGGGTCTAATCTACTTGCTTCTGGAGGAATTTCGCCCAATTTATTTGTAATTGCATCTACAACAGGAGTTGTATCAATCAAACCGCCAGCTTTCTTTGCTGCATTAAAGTCAGTCCTAGCATCAGACCTTAATTTTGAAGTTAAAGATTTTCCATAATTATTAAATGAAGATAGGACAACCTCTGTAGTTTTAGCAATATTTAAAGTTTTGCCACTTGCCTTGTTAAACAAGTTTGTTAAAAAAGACTCTGCATCACTAGCTTGTGCTTGTCTATATGCAATAGGCTGTTGTCCACTTGAAGGAGTGCGTTCAATAGCTGCCTCCGTAGCTAATTGCTCTCTGTTTAAACCAAGTTCTCCTGCTGTCAATCTTCCAACCCGAGATAATTCTGATGTTTCTGCAATAGGAGGGAAAAGACCTTCTGGCTTAGTAATGGCTTTTGTTGCTTGGGTAATTCCACCCTTTATTGCATAAGGGGTAGTTTGAAGTAACAGTTGTGCATAAGGGCTATCTGGCGCAACTGTTTGTGCAGCAACACCTGTGCCTCCAGCAACGCCATATTCACCAGCAATACCAAGAGGAGTTCTACTAAAAAGTCCGGGCAATCCAACAGCGGTTAAAGCCGCCGCTGGCGCACCAGCACGACCAAATTCATACGCTCCTTTATAGCCCTCTATAGACTGTAAATTTATACCAGTTAGGTTTTTAATTGCTTGTGATATGCCTGTGCCTGAAAAAGCATTTGGGTCTTTGCTTTGTTTAAGGTAATCATACAAAGTGCCATATCCACCAATAATATCTACAATACCTTTAGCAGGGCCTTTTAAAGATGATTCAGCAAACTTTTTAAACTCCTCAAATGAAGTTCCTGTTGGGTCAAAAACAGATTCACTAGATGTCGTTTCTCCACGTTTTTGAAGTTCTGCTTGAATTTCAGCTAATGTTGCCATGACTAATCCTTATGGTTTTTTATTGCCTAATAATCGAGTTTCTTCATCCTTTAATTCCTGTTTTGTCATTTGACTAACTGGTTTATCAGAAGCCTTTGATTTGGGCATTTCTAAATCAGTAAGGAAAGGAGACTTATAACCACGCAAACTATAATTGTTATCGTAAAAATGAGCTTCTATTGCATCAGCATCTTTAACAACTTTTCTAGCTCTTTCTAACAAGAAATTGATAAGGTCGGCATTTGTTTTTGTTCCTTTTTCCAATGCAGGGCCAATGGTACGTGCAAACTCTCGGTCTGTATCTGTAGGGTTTGAGCCAAGAGCTTTAATAAACGAAATAACACGCTCACCTGCAAGGGCGTTAAATTTATCAGCATTTCCAAGTGCTTCATCATCTTTAGAACTTGTTAAGCCAAATGTTGAGAATACACGCAAAGCCCCAACACGTACAGGTGCGCCAGAGCCAGAAATAGGTTGAGGTGTTTTCAATAGCTCTTGCAATAAACCAGCTTGTTCAATAGCTTTACCTGCTGATACTCTTGCTGCATCTACCCGTTTAGCACTTAATTCTGCAATAGTTTTAGAGCCTTCATCAGCCCCTTTGGATGAAGAACTAGAAGAAACTTTTGCAGTTGTTTTATCAATACCACCACTATAAGGAACAGGAATCAACTGATTTGGATTTGTTGGATTTGGCTTCATAATAAATTGTTGCTTAGTATTTTTGTCAAAATAAACAACTTCTCTTGTTTTCTCAGCTACTCCAACATCAATAATGTTTTCTTTTTGTTGTTCTTTAAGATTGCCAAGTTCCGCCTCAAAGCCAGCACGAACCTGAGGTGGCAAAACAACTCCAGTATCAGGACTTAATTGTGTTTCTAATTCTGCAACTCTCTTACCAATTTGTAATTTATCGGCTACTTTTTCTGGTTTTGGTGCAGGGTCAATAACAGACAGCATTCGTTGAAGACTGGAAATTTGTTGTGCAATCTCAGGCGTTTGTTCCACTGCTTTGAGTTTGGCAATAGCACTCTCAAGCTGAGGAATCATCTGTAACTCTTGAATCTTAGCTGGAACAGCTAACTGACGCTCTTTATTAGCTTGTGCAACTTTAACTGCTGCTTCACGACCAGCATTGGCAAGTGCTATTGCAAATTGTTGGTCACCAGACTTAGCCGCTAATTCAGCCGCTTGCATAAATGACTCTGGTTTAGATGGGTCTAACTGACTAGCCAATTGTTGACGCTGTGAGATTAACTTTAACTGTGGGTCTTCACCACCTAAAGCGCCACCAATAGCACCAGCTAACTGTTGTCCAGCACTATAGAAACCATAGTCAGCTTTGGCTCTTGGATCAAGTCTTGCATATTGCAATGCTTCAGCCTCTTGCGCTTGACGTTGAGACTGTTGATACTGCTCTGGAGTAGTAAATAAACCGAGAATGTCTGATGCTGCCATGATTAGTCCTTAGTAGTATTCGCCCATCATTCGAGCCATTTGGTCTTCACCCATTGGATTGCCATATGGGTTTGCAGATGCAGGAAGTGCGCCTTCAATATTCCTGTTCAAAAAGTAATTCTCAAAGCCAGTTTGCAGTCTTGGGTCTTTAGATGCAGCTTGCAACAATCCACCTAAAGGACTACTTCCTGAACCACCTTGTCGAGCTAATGCTGCATTTGAGCCACCCCTAAATAAGAATTCACCAACATTAGCACCAGCAGTAGAAGCCTTACCACCTAACTCTGAGCCTAATCTCAATGATTCTTGTCCAAGCGACTCAATTGCTTGACCAGCACCTAAGTAGGTTGTAAATGGACTCAATGCGCCAACTTGACCAGTTTGATACTTATTCAACATATTTGCACCAGTATCAAACAAGCCAGCACCAAACGCAACATTGCGTTGTCCAGCTTCCTGTGCTTGTGTTGCCAACTGAGCATCTTGTTGAGCCATAGCGTTGTAATACGCTTCCATCTCAGGGGTAGTAGCACCCAATCCTGCCGCACCACTTGGTCGAGCGCCTGTAGCACCTACAGCCAATCCACCACGACCTTGTTGGAACAACTGGTTTTGCAACTGAGACATCTGACGCTCACGGCTAGGAGCAAGCAAATCCTGTTGCTGTTGCATATATTTTGCAGCAACTTCTTGAGGATTCTGTGCAAGATATTTTTGACCCAAGCCAAACAATCCACCAGCGGCCTGAGATAAAGGGCGATACTGTTGTTCAGCCTGTTCTGCTTGCGTTAAAGCCCCATACGACAGAACACCTAAACGATCTTGAGAAGCCTTAATTCTAGGGTCAAGTTCATAACCAGCACCAGTTAAGTAACCTTCTGGCGACATCTGAAAGTTAGATGAACCAAAGCGAGTAGTTATACCAACAGGGCGAAACCTAGCTTCAGCAGCCGCTAATCTAGCAGCTTCAAGTTGAGCCGCAGCAGATGCATTTGCCGCCGCCTCTGTAGCAGACGCTTGTTCTTGCGCCCCTAAAAATCCTAATACCGCACTAATAGGCATATCAATCCCCTTTAATCAAAACATCATCCACCTTAGACGGGTCTTTCTCGTCTGTAGCATGAATGCAAAACCAAACACAATCAGTAATCGCCTTAACCCCATGAATCAATCCTGCCTTAATCTCAATGCAAGCTGGCCCCGTAACAATATCAATCTCATCACCACGCAACACCGCAACCTTACCTTCAGCCAAAATAGACAAGTGACTGAAGTTATGCGTGTGTTTTAGGATGGCTACGCCAGCAGGAAACCTAGCTTCCTTTGCATACAGTCCATCAGAAAAGTGGTGGGTAATCATCTTTAACCAACTTTTGCTTCTAACGCCTCAATCTTAGCAATTGCTTCTTGTAAAGCAGCAGTTAACAAAGGAACAACATAGGACAAATCTACTTGCTGTGCTTTGATAGAACCATCAGCATTTACAGCGTCTTTTTCTCCAACAACAGCTTGCGGTACAACTTCAGCCAACTCGTGTGCTAAGAAACCTTGGTTTTGCAGATCAGGTGCTTTTATCCATGTGTAAGAACAAGGTTTAAGCAACTTGACTTTAACAATTGAATTAACAAAGGGTTGTATGTTATTTTTCATGCGGTAGTCTGAAGTTGTGTTGTAAGCAACACTCGTTCCGTTTCCTGTAATCGAAGCATAGTTAGTGCCTACAAAAGTACCTGTTGCAAAAGAAACAAGATTTCTTGATGATGAACCAACAACTTGATCGGTAACAACTATGCCTGTAGAGTTTATGTTTGCACCCATGTTAAAAGTCCCTGCTGGATGGGTATCTACCGCAGTGCTTGTAAACCGATGACTAGCAATTGGCGATATAGGGCCAAGTTGCAGTGTACTTGTGCTTGCAAAAGCGTAGGCTCCTGTGCTAAACGTACCAGCCAAGACAATAGATGCTGCAACACCTGATGCAGACCCAGTACCGCCGTTGGCTACTGCTACAGTGCTTGAAGTATCAAACTTTGTTGCAACCGCAGTTGCAATGTTATTGAACTCGGTATCAATCTCTGTACCCTTAACGACCTTGTTAGCGTCACCTGTTGTTAGTGCGTCTTTAGCCGCAAAGTTGACTGTTTTTGTATAGTTTGACATGGTTGCTCCTTATGCAAGTTTGCCTGTTTTGGTTTGAATCTCAATTTTTTGGAAAGAAATAGGTAACCCATTAATGTTAATCTCAAATCCCGTTTGAACGACTTTACCTGACCCGCTGCCGTATGCGGTTAATTCTTGCAAAATAATGCTTGTTGCATATTCTGCAATGTTATATTCGCCAATGCCATATTCAGACACAGATTGCGTTGGTATGGAAATTGTCTGTGATTGGTAACTTGATGTGAAATCATAGCCCCAAAACACAGATACTGCTTGGTTACTGCCACCTACAACAAGAACCTTGATCTTCTTAATGATTGAGGTTTGCCCATCATTGCCTAAATCAGCATTGTTTGTGTAATATTCCATGCGATACGCTGAACCATTGTCTTGGTAACCAGTGTATTTTGTTACAAAACCAGTTTTACCAATGAGCAAGTCACCGTTTCTACGAGAGCAAAAACTTTGTGGCGCAATGCTGTCCCATGTCGTTACACGATAAGACCCATCTTCCAAAGTTGTCTTAGTGTCAAAACAGAAAACTTTGTCTGAGGTTGGGCAAGTCAACAGGTAAAAACCATTCTGCTCAGAATAGACTGACCTTAACTGCGTATCTGACTCACTTGCAATTACTGTTAAAAAATCGTTTCTAATGTTCTTAGACAAGTCACCTAAAGGTGCAGACTTTTCTTGCACTGTTCGCAAAACAGAACGCAAGCCACTGCCGCTTAAGAAAACAACATCCTTGCCTGTGTTTTGAATTGTGTCTCTGGCTATGCAACCAACACTTGAGATCGTGTCGGAAAGCGCCATAGTTGATGGGGTTGTGGCATTTGCATACACCAAGATTTGTCGTCTACCAAAGATAAACAAAAATCCGTTATGCGCCGCTAAACCTATTATTTCATCAGCGCCGTTAGACCAGACACGGGAAACATCTAATGTGCCTGCTGTACCAGTAGACCAAACAAAACCTGATAACAAATCGCTAAACGATACTGTTGTGTTGTTAGTCGTTGTATTAGCCGCCCAAATACGACCATATGCAGAGATCGCCACATTTGCACTAGGAACAGTGCCAAGGTAACCAGACTTTTCAGACACTCGGCGAAAAGTTGTGGTGGAGACAGCGGGGTCGTAAATGATCGGGTCATTGTTTATTTGGAAAAAATACGCAATGCCATTAAGACTTGCAGCTTGCCAGTTGCCTGCATTAAACACTGGCGCAGTTGCTGGGCCACCGTAAGTCAATTCAAGAATAGTGCCTAGCCCTGCAACGCCTTGCGTGTATTCGGCAAGAGGTACGCCGTTAGAACCGTATTCAGCAATGTTGTATTGGGCTACAGCACCAGACGTAGACAAACCCAATTTAAACAGTTTGCCGTTTCCAAAAAACAATACAGTAATTGTGCCGTTAGTTTCAATCAACTCATGGATGACTGTTACTTGATTTGCACCTAATGTGCCGCTAGATGTGTTAATGTTTTGATAACCTTGTCTTGAACCTACTCGACCAAACTTGTCAATCACGCAATTGAGTGCAATGCCAGCAAACCCGTTCGATATTTCTAAAGACGGGTCTTGTGTATTCAATCCCAAAAAGCCTGGGGCTGATACGCTAGAAACTTGAAGTGCTTTGCTCATATTGCAACAAACTCCTGATTCTCAGGATAACGAGTGCCTTCCAAAGCAATCTGATCTGACAACATGGATTTGTACAGTTGGTATGCCTCAGACGAATTAAAACCACCATCTTCACCACGCTCTATTAAGGCACGAGAATAGGCATTCTGAACCACCAAAACGTCAGGAACCAGCACAACAGTTGAATCTGATGTTAGGGTGGCCTGTGGAACTGTCAAAGCAAATTTGATTGTGTAAACACCATCAGGTATTGGGTATAGATTTACCTTGGTGTCGTAGCTTGCGTCAACACCATCAAAAGCAAATTCTGTAGGTATTTGATTTGCAAGTGGCGTAAAGTTTAGTTTGCGGTTCATGTCCACAAAACTGATGTTTGTAAGACCAACATTACTTGTGGTGTTGATTACATCCATTACTTGAAACTTCTGACCACTACCTGTCAAAGAATAAGATGATGTAGATGCTACTGTGGTAACAGTAATGGTTTGACCCAAAACATTCCAACTAAAAGAATCTTCAATCTGACGCTTGGCATCATTGACAAACTTGCCAATTAGCGTGGAATACGAATTGAGAACGACAGTGGTTACCGTTGGCTCACGCAACCGTACAAGTACATCGTTTACAAGTTCAAGGTAGGTCATAGTCTGGTCAACCCTTCAAGTTCAATTGTTGCAATTATTGTAAAAGTAGAACCCGCCTCACTTGTGGCTTTCAAAATATCACCTTCTTCAAGTACCAAGTACGACTCACCAAAATCAAACCCAGTTGTAAAAGTTGTTACCGCTTGCTGATAGCTTATTGAATAAGTCACAGCCGCTGATGTATCTGTCCAATCAAGAGAGATGTATTTGGTTGAGCCTGTTTTATTGGTTGCTCGTACTAACACGACTTTGGCGTAGTAACCAATCGGGCAAGTAAATACCGATGTCAGCGTGTTAGCTGTAAGATCGGCTGCAACGGACACTGCTCTCATTTTGCTTTTGCCTTATTCCTTGCGGAGATAGCTTTAGCTTTTGCCTTTGCGTCAGCCTTGGAGTTAGCACCCCATGCCTTGAGCGAAAGAAGCAGTCTTGTTGGTTCACCTTTCTTGTACTCAGGGCCATCATTGCCACCCATACGAGCCAAGAAACTTGCTCTGCGAGGGTTATCCCCCGACTTTACTGGAGGCTTCAGATTACCACCAGTTTCCGCATTATAAGATGATCTACCCTTGGCATTCAAGCCGCCTTTTGGATTTTGACCAGCTTTTGTTTGCCAAGTGGGTGTTTTCATCTACTTCACCTTTTTAGGCGGTGTGTGAGTTAGGTTGCGGCTTTTGGCTGTGTGCTTTTCGCCCGTCATCAAAACCTTGCCTTCTTTGTGAACTTTGCCTTTGTAGAGTTTTCCATCAGGCAAGTAGTGTTTGGCATCCTTGCTCATCATTTACCCTTTTTAGGCTTCTTTGCAGTCTTTGCCGCTTGTTTGAAGTCTGCTGCTGTAGGTGCGGCTTTAGACCCCACCTTGTTCATCTTCTCACCAGACCCTGCCTTGATACGGGCTTGTTTGGCATTAATGTTTGCGTAGAGTCCTTGTTTCATGGTGTTTCCTTAGTACAGAACTTTAGCTGTAATAGTTCCTGAAGTGTAGGAAGTGCAGTTTGCTCTCAAATACTTAGGAGCATTGGCTATGGTGACTATGCCATCAGCAGTCAAAGCAGTGCCAATTGTGGCAAAGGTTGTCCCATCCAAGCTACCTTGGAATGCAACAGTTGCGGTTGTAATGCCACTAACTTGCAAGAATGCGGGTTGACCAGCATCTGCTTGAACGGCTGTAGAAGCACCTGTCGCAACAACAGCACTCAATAGAGTGACGGGAGTGGTTAAAGATGCCATTACTTACCTCTTGAAGACTTCTTCATCATGTTGGTGGCAGTCCTGCCACCACGCATAGGCATAGGCATTTTGGGTTTGCCAACTGCAATCATCACAGTCACAGGCACAGCCTTTTTGCCCTTGCTTGAAGTCTCTTTAGCCTTACCACCCATCATTTTTCCGTACATAATGTTCCCCTTATTTCCAAAGTCTGTCAGCAACAAAGGTAATCACACCGCCCATGAATGAAGCGATAGTCATACCCATCCAAAAACCACCTTTGCCCTTGTTGGCAAGTTCAAGTAATGACTTGACATCCGTACTCAATTGAGTTACCTGATTATGTAGAGACTCTACTTGAGCCTCTAATCTACCAAAGTCTCTTGCATCAATATCAGCCATTTGCAACCTTTCGGGGTCTTCCCATACGCTTAATTACAGGCGCAAATGCGGTATCTGTTCTAGTCTCTGATTCTACAGATTCTATGGTTACTTCTGGTTCTTCTACCCTTACATACCCCTGATGACCCTTCATAGAATCAATATCATGTTGATATGTGAAAGTTACAGTATTACCTGACTGAAGACAACGAAAAGTAGCCATAAAACCCTTAAATGAGATAGGGGGGACTAGCCCCCCCATCATTAAACTACAGCACGACAAATAATGAGTTGCAATGTAGTTGAAGCCAAATCCACAGAACTTGCTGTTGGGTTATAGGTCACGATAGTCACTGTGTTAGCGGCTGAAACATAGGCTCTACGAACCAAGCCAGCTTCATCTACACCAATTGCCATACCAAGAACCATGTCGCCCAAAGCTACGCCTGAAACAGTCACTGTGTCTGTAGCTGTAGCAGTGGTAGCAACTGATGCGCTATTCAAAGTACAACTTACATCCCAAGTATCTGTAAACAGACCACGAAATTGATCGTTTCCACGGCGGGAAACTACTGCTGTTGCTGCTGCCATTTTTGTTTCTCCTAATAGGTTAAAAAAGTCCCCCTACCACTAGGGCAGGGGGCGCAACTGCAATTAGGCTGGAACCAAAAGAGCAAACAAAGATGCAGACTTAGCCGCACCAACAGAAGCTGCGTTACGCAAAGCGGCAACACCATACAGAGTGTCACTTGTGAACAAAGTCGCCAAGTAATCCTGTTTGTATTGAACTTGTGAACGAATGCCAATTTGCTCAACCAGAACCATAGAATCCTTATGACCCATCAAGCAAACACGAGCAGCGTTACTGCCAGAAGCAGTATCAGCATTGCTAGTGGTAAACACAGGGATACCATAAAGATTACCAATTTCACCATTGCGGATAGCATTGCCATCACCCACAAATGCTTGCTCAGTGTAACGAGCCAAGCCCATCAGCGTGTTACGGCTTGATGGAGGAATGATGAAGAAACGCTGATCCATTGGGGTGTCATTGTCGTCAAGACGCTGAATAGTGCGGCGAATAGCAGAATCGGTCAAAGCAGACTCATTGTTGCTTGCGGCAACATAAGCTGTAGTTCCGTCACCACCAATGAAAGCACCAGTTGCATAAGCATTAGTGCCAGCACCACCATTTGAAGAACGACCTAATCGAATCAAGTCAGTATCCACGGCTTTAGCCAAAGAATAACCAGCATCAGAAGTGTAGAAGTTACGCAAAGAGTTCAATGCTTGGGCTTCTGTGATGTCTTCAATCAAACGGCTGTATTCAAAGTGACGATTGATGGAGACTTGTACTTCAAGTTCAGTTGCAGCAATCAAAGTAACTGCGGTTTCTGCAACTTTCAATGATGCGTTTCCACGGGTAGGTGCGGGAATGTGAATCACATCACCCT